AATCCCAACAGACGTGGTAAAGCAATCAACGTCAATACCAAAAAGAAAAAATAATTTGCATTCAGCAAAGATCTGTTATATACTTGTTGGATAACAACAGGAGAAACAAATGGCAGTAAGAAATTTCAATGACGCAGAGAAGCAAAAGCTAATCCAGATCATATCACAGGGTTCACAGGTACTAGGAGAGGTGGACGACCTCAAGGGTGGATTGAGAGATACGGTTAAAGCAATCTCAGAAGAGCTTGAGCTCAAACCCGCTCTGATCAACAAGGCAATCTCAATAGCACACAAGGACAACTACAAGAATCTGACAGACGACCTAGACACACTAGAGTCCATATTAGTAGCCGCAGGCAAGTTATAGTGTACAAGTTAATCAAGGACTTTTGGTTAACAAGTTACAGGACAGACAAAACTGCTTTCTACTACGAACTGGTTTCGGTAGTATTCACAATAGTAGGATCTTGTATCTTGACTTTTACCTCGCCAGAGCCTAAAATGGCATTAGTGTTTCCGATATATCTTATCGGATCAATAACACTTGCGATAGGGTCTTACAGGAGGAGAATCATATGGACCACAGTACTGGCAGGTTGGTTCACCATAATGAACGTCATAGGAAACATAAAAGTATTTTTTTAATGGGAACAAGCATAATAGAGTTTTGGAAGAACAGTTATAGATCAGATAACACTGCATTCTATTTCGAGATGATCAGTTTCATATTCACGGTGGGGGCAAGTATGACATTGGCGATAACAGCTAACAATCCTGACATGACCATAGTGTACCCAGCATTCTTCGTAGGAGCAGTCACACAATGTTATGCATCATTCAGGAGAGGTGCGGCATTTGTCATGATGATCACCGGCTACTTCGCAATCATAAACGTCTACGGTTACGGCGTGGCAAGTTATTGGTGGTAGTATGAGTTACATAGACGCACTATACAAAAAGGACGAGGACAAGATCTACGTCGTGGAACGTGATCCCAAGAAGGGTCGTGTGTTCGTGGAGTATGACGCAAGGTACGTGTTCTACTACGAGGACGAAAGGGGCAAACACAGATCAATGACCGGTGCACCATTACAGAGAGTACAGTGTGCGACACAGAAAGATTTCATCAAGGAACAGAGGATAAGATCCAACAAGACACTCTACGAACAGGACATCAATCCTGTGTTCAGATGCCTCGAGGAGAACTACCTGGGCAAGGAAACTCCCAAGCTGAACACCATGTTCTTTGACATAGAAGTGGACTTTGATCCCGAAAGGGGTTATTCGACAACAGATGATCCGTTCATGCCCATAACTGCCATAAGTTGTTACATGAGCTGGACTGATCAACTGGTCACGTTCGCAGTACCACCGAAGACCATATCCATGCAAGACGCGAAGGTGTTGACTGAGAGATTCCCCAACTGTATGTTATTTGAAAAAGAGAAAGACATGCTGGACGCATTCCTGCAACTGGTGGAAGATGCAGACATCTTATCAGGATGGAATTCAGAGGGTTACGACATACCATACACAGTGGGCAGGATACAGAAGGTGTTGAGTTCAGATGACACGAGACGTCTTTGTTTCTGGGGAGAGAAGCCCAGGAAGAGGATATTCGAGAAGTATGGCAGAGAACAGTTGAGTTTCGATCTTGTAGGACGTGTACACTTGGACTTGTTGGAACTATACAGGAAGTACACATATGAGGAAAGACACAGTTTCAGACTAGACGCGATAGGAGAACACGAACTAGACGAGAAGAAAACTGTGTACGAGGGATCACTTGATGCACTTTACAAGAATGACTTTGGATTGTTCATAGAATACAACAGACAGGACACGGCACTATTGGCCAAACTTGAGAAGAAATTGAAGTTCATAGAACTTGCCAATGAGATCGCTCACCAAAACACTGTGCTACTACAGACCACAATGGGTGCAGTTGCAGTCACAGAACAGGCCATAGTGAATGAGACACACCGACGTGGCATGATAGTCCCAGGCCGGAAGTACAAGAAGGACGGTGAGGTTAATCAACCGGCGGCGGGTGCCCACGTGGCAACACCACAAAAAGGAATACATGACTGGATAGGGTCAGTCGACATCAATTCTCTGTATCCAAGTGTGATCAGGGCATTGAACATGGGACCAGAGACCATCATAGGGCAGATAAGACCCGTGATAACATCCGCGGAGATCAACAGGGCCATACACGCAAAGAAATCATTCGCGGCGGCATGGGACAGCCAGTTTGGCAGTTGGGAGTACCAAGCGGTGATGAATCAAGAGAAGGGCACAGAGATCATAGTGGACTGGGAAGACCAGACCAGCGTGAGGATGAGTGCGGCACAACTGTATGAGTTGGTCTTCGATGGCAACAACAAATGGATGTTGAGTGCGAATGGCACTCTGTTCACATACGATTACGAAGCAATCATTCCAGGGCTGTTGAAACGTTGGTATGAAGAGCGACAGGAGATGCAGAGGAAGATGCGTGAGTGCGGAGACAACGAGATTGAAAGAGAGTATTGGGACAAGAGACAGTTGGTGAAAAAGATCAACCTGAACAGTTTATATGGAGCGATCCTGAACCCAGGGTGTAGGTTCTTTGACATAAGGATCGGGCAATCAGTTACACTTACAGGCAGATGTATCACACAACACATGGCCAGCAAGGTTAATGAGACCGTGACGGGCGAGTATGACCACAAAGGTGAGAGCATCGTGTACGGAGACACAGATTCCGTTTACTTCTCGGCATTCAAGACACTGCAGAAAGAGATAAAGGAAGGTGTCATACCATGGACCAAAGATTCCGTTGTAGCACTTTATGACAAAATAGCGGATGAGGTCAATGGATCGTTCAAATCATTCATGACCCGGGCATTCCACACACCAGCCTCGAGGGGTGAAGTGATCGCGGCGGGTAGAGAACTGGTCGCATCAAAAGGATTGTTCATCACGAAGAAAAGATATGCTGTGTTGTACTACGACAAGGAAGGCAAACGTGCAGACGTTGACGGCAAGGATGGCAAGATGAAGGCAATGGGTCTTGATTTGAAAAGATCAGATACTCCTGTGTTCGTGCAGGACTTCCTGAGTGAGATACTGTACATGGTGCTTTCAGGCAATGATGAGAAAAAGGTGCTGGACAGGATCAGTGAATTCAGGGCAGAGTTCAAGGCCATGCCAGGTTGGGAGAAAGGATCTCCCAAGAGAGCAAACAACATGACCAAATACCAAGCGGCGGAGGTGGCCAAGGGCAGGGCAAACATGCCAGGACACGTCAGGGCCAGCATGAACTGGAATAGATGCAGGGACATGTATGGTGACAAGTATTCCATGCCAATACTGGATGGTGCAAAGGTCATCGTGTGTAAACTGAAACAGAACCCATTAGGATATACCAGTATTGCATACCCCGTAGACGAATTGCGTATCCCGGAGTGGTTCAAGGAATTGCCATTTGACGGAGATGCAATGGAAACAGGAATACTGGACCAAAAACTAGACAACCTAATAGGTGTGCTGAATTGGGACGTTCAAAGCACAGAAACCAGTAACACATTCAACAAACTTTTTGAATTTTAAATAATATCATGTTAAGCATAGAAGAAATAAAATTGTTGATAGAGAAGCTAGAAAAGGTCAAAGAGCAGGACCTACGAGAGTTAATCGATTCCAATCTAAAGATACTAAAAGATCTCGCCATGGCAGTGGATGCCAACAACAACGAAGTCATTGACAGGCTAGACAAGACACCTGCGTGGTTCCGGCTGGATCTCGAACAGAAGCGATTGAAACCTGTTGTCGACCCATTGGTTTCCAGGATGATAGAGACCAAGATTAATCAGTTCGCAAGGACCAGCATCTACAACAGCCTAGAGATAGGACCGGGGACAGGAATGTTCTCGAAGAATTTCAGGGCATGGAGATTGAATTACTTCCTGGACATACTACCGGAAGTACATCGAACGGTAGAGAGAAGATTCAACCCAGCTGGAAAGAAACATCTAAGATTCTACACAACCAGGAACACAGATTGTTCAAACATACCACAGGGCAGTTGCAATTTGGTATTCAGTTGGGACACATTCGTTTTCTTCACACAACAACACGTACAACAGTATCTGCACGACATCAAGAGGGTGCTGATACCCGGGGGGCATTGCTTCATCCAATACGCTGACTGTCATTATGATTATGACCTACACGAAGCAAAACGTGGATACTGGAACTACAACACCAGGACCGCCATGACTCAGATGATCACAGACGAGGGATACGAGGTCGTGGAAATGAATCAATTCCGACCTGGTGCCAACTATGCCATCTTCCGGAAACCTGGTAAACAAAATCCAGCAGTGTACAAAGTTTCTGAAATAACACTAGACTAAGACCTAAATATCCTATACAATAAGAACATTATGATAGACATCTTAAAAGACATCGTTAAACACACGCATGGATTGGGATTTTTAGATCTTGTCAAGATCACAGGCGATGACAAAGGAACAAGCATCGACTCTATGGCCGAAGACAGATCTGTAATCTTGCAAGGGTCTTTTCACAAGCCACAGGCAGAAATGTCTGGCACATTCGGAATGCCTCAGATGGGTAAATTAGACATCCACTTGAAGTGTCCTGAGTACAAGGAGAAAGCAAACATAACTGTATTATCCGGTGAGAGAGCCGGGGCAACTGTTCCTACAGGAATCCATTTCGAGAATGAAAAGGGTGACTTCAAGAACGACTACAGATTCATGAATGCTGAGATCATCAACGAGAAACTTAAGACCGTGAAGTTCAAGGGTGTTAAGTGGGACGTTGAGATCGAACCAAGCATGGCTAGTGTGCAAAGATTCAACTTTCAAGCAACTGCAAACACAGAACACAACTCATTTGTTGTTAGAACCGAGGATGGGAATTTGATTTTCACTTTTGGTGATCAAGCATCACATGGTGGTGAGTTCACATTTGCAACTGACGTGAAAGGCACTCTCAACAAAGGGTGGAGTTGGCCAGTAGGTCAACTGTTGCAGATATTGAAGCTATCGGATTCAGCGAAAGTTACATTACACTTCTCCAACGAGGGTGCTATGCAGGTTTCAGTTGATTCTGGTCTAGGCAAGTATCAATATATAATCCCGGCACAGGCACAATAATGATTAATAACAGGCAAGAGCATCTAGGTCCTAAAAGCAGAGACTTCGCTGTATTCTTGCCTGCTATTTCCAACTTCTATAACACATTCATAAGCAAACAGAGAGTATCGGATGGTAAACATATTCCACCAGAAAGAATTCCACAAGGATTTGAAAACGGAGTAGAAGGACTGAACTTCTTGAATCCAGAAAAAGGTATGTTCACATACCCAACAGCACTTTACTCGGCGGGACACGCCTGTCTCAATATGGAACAAGTGAACGACAGAGATTCCATGGTAGTGAACAGAGATAGAAATTTCAGCACAATAGTGGGAGACTCGGGAGGTTACCAGATAGGTAGAGGAGTTATCAAATTTGATTGGAAAGACTTTGAAGGTAACAAAGCAAACAAAGTAAGATCAGACATTCTTAATTGGTTGGAACTAACAAGTGACTGGGCAATGACATTAGATGTACCCACATGGGCGGCAGATGATCTTAATAGTCCTAAGACAGGGTTGACAAGTTTCAAAGACACACTAGACGGTACAATATACAATAACAAATTCTTCCAGAAGAACAGACTAGGACAAACAAAACTGTTGAACGTATTACAAGGTGATGACTGGGAAACGGCACAGACTTGGTATGATGCAGTTAAAGATTTTGAATTCGAAGGTTGGGCCATGGGCGGTATCAACATGTGTGACATGGAAGTCATGCTGAAAAGACTGATCATTATGAGAGATGAAAAGAAACTGGACGGCAAGGACTGGATGCACGTACTAGGTACATCACAGATGGATTGGGCATGTTATCTAACAGGGGTACAAAGGCAGGTAAGGAAACATATAAATCCTAACTTCACAATAAGTTTTGACAGTGCATCAGCATTTTTATCAACTGCCAACGGATTGGTCTACACGCACAACTCATTCACTCCAGACAGGTGGTCGTTTGTGATGGACAAGGCTCCAGATGATAAAACACTGAAAGGATCCGATATACAGTTTCCGTTTGACAGCGGTATTGGACGTAGGTTGAAGATGAAAGATGTGTGTTGGTATGGCGAGCAGGACGTTAACAAGAATGGTAAAATTGGTGCTACAAGTTGGGACAGTTTCAGTTATGTATTAATGATGGCCCATAACGTGTACAACCAGATCAGGGCAATACAGATTGCAAACGACTTGAATGACATAGAATCAAGGAAACACAGACCAGAAGTAAAACACTGGAGAAAAACAAAAGCAAGTGACAAGACAGACGAACCAAGCATATACGTTCCGAGGAACATACTTTACTTCAACACTTTAGTAGAAGAGGTGTTTACTAGTGAGAAGCCTATGGAAGTAATTGCAAAC